CGCGTCATCCTCCACCGCGGTCCCTCAACGCGAAGGCACCAACATGTGTGGATAGATCTCCCGGCCGGTATCGCTGCGGTGATGCCACGAGGGTGCGTCGTCTGTCATCTCTCTCTGTCTGACTATCAGGTTTACCAGTCGCAAAAGTCAGCAGTCCTTCCGCGATGAACGCCCGCGCTCTCTCCCTCTGGCAAGCCTCGCTAGCGTAGAATCGCCCCGTGGACGATGACCCGCTGGCTCCGGCTCGTGGCGTCATCACCGGACTGATTCTGTCCGCTCCGTTCTGGCTGGTGGTGGTGTGGTTGTGGACGCGTTGATCGTTTCGGCGGCCCTTGATACCAATGGCCAAAACCAACGGTATGTCCGCGCCTCTGAGAAGTGGGGCACCGATGAAGGCGTCCTCAAAGCCCTGAGCGTCGGTGAGTACGATCCGGCGAGCGTCGTCGGGCGCTTTCAGGCGGCTGCCGACAAGTACGGCGAGCTGAAGATTCGCTCAGTTCACCGGGCCACTCATATTTATCAGCAGATGCCCGCTGACATCGAGTGGACCCGGACCAACGACTCGATGATCCGCGACCTCGCCGACGAAGCCGACATCATCCACCTCAACAACTCCTGGCGGCCCTGGCAGAAGCTCCGCTTCAGCCGACGCAAGCCGATGCTCCTGCACCATCACGGCTCGCTGTTCCGGCAGCAGACGAAGGATCTGCTGAACTGGGCTTATCGCAACCACGCCGTGCAGGCGGTGTCCACGGTGGACTTACTCAGGGTCGCCCCGCAAAACCTCCACTGGCTGCCAACCGCGTATGACGTGGGCTGGCTACAGGAGTTCGGCAAGGCGCACCGCGAACCCAACGGCCGCATCCTCGTCGTGAGTGCGCCGACCAACCGCCAATACAAGTCCACCGCGCTGCTGGAGGCCGCCGTCGCGCAACTCCAGGGCGACGGGCTTCCAGTGGACCTGCTTATCATCGAAGGCAAGCCGTGGGCCGAGTGCATGGCCCTCAAAGCCTCTGCGGACATCTACTTCGATCAGGTGATCTTGGGCTACGGCTGCAACGCCGTGGAGGCGTGGGGGATGGGTATTCCGGTCATCGCCGGAGCCGATGAGTGGACGCTGGCGAAGATGCGGGAGGTGTACGGAAGTGAGGAGCTACCCTTCTACGAGGCCACGGAGGACACCATCGGCGCGGCCATCGCGGATCTGGCGCAGCATCCTCGCAAACGTGCCGCCTACGCTAAGCGGGGTCTGGCCCATGTCCGCAAGTTCCACGATGAGCGTCCTGCGCTAACCCGGTTGGCGCAGCTCTACCACATGGCGATTGAGTGGTCTGAGAAGGAAGCTCCGGCCATCCAGCCGGTCCTGATTACGTTCCGAGCCGCCGTTCCGCAGGTGCGCGCCGCAGGACGCTTCGTGACCTTCACGGATGGCATCTACTCAACCGATAATCCGTACCTGGCGACGGCCCTACGGCTGCTCGCCCAACGCTATCCGCGCTATGGCATCGAGGAGGTGGCATGACTGAATACTTCATGCGGGCCGAACGAGACGCACGATTCTGGCATCGGACTTTGGTCCGATTCGTGGTAAGTCGTCGGGCTGCTGAATGTTTGGCGGAAGATGTGGGCCTTCCTCCACCCTCGATCTATGACCATGAGTTCATCGTGCTAGGTCGTCCCGCCACTATCGATGATGAAGCACTTGACGGATTCGGCATCGTGCTGCAATGAGAGCCGAGGACGAGTACGAGGACATCGTGGTCCATCCTCCGGTCGGCTCGGCGTCCGCTGCCAGCGGCACCGATGAAGATCGTGCCGCGGGTCGTCTGTGGGTGCCGGACCTCGAAGCCAAGCGGGGCTGGTCTGCGCACTGGGTGTACCGCGAGAAGCCAGCGTCGGAGCGGCATGTAGGATTCCGGCGATGAGAGAGAACATCGTCATGACCCGCGGCGACAGCCGCGACCTTGAGCGGACGCTGTACCAGGCCGGGATTCCGATGGACCTGATCGGAACCGAGATAACTTTCACCGTCAAAGACTTGTTCGCCAAGACTCTGGATAACGGCATCGAGCTGGTCCCGCCCGATTCCGGGACCGAACCGGGCATGATCGCCATTACGATCGACCCCGCCGATACTGAGGACGTGCCGGATTACCGGAAGGTGTACCGCTACGATATCGAGGTGGACGATGGCGGGACGATCACGACTCCACTCTATGGCGACTTCATCGTGATTCCTGATGTAACGGAGTAACCCATGACCACCCTTGCCGCCAATCTGTCCGATTCCGCCACCGAACTGCGTGTGAACGCCGCGGTTAGCGACCCGGCAGAGCTGTACCAGATCGACTCCGAGATCATCCGGGTGGCCGCAGTGACAACCACGGTGAACGGCTCCTTTTCGCCGGTCCGCTCGGTGGATACGACGCTATGGCAGATCGCCGAGCGGGGCGTAGGGACTACCTCGGCGGCCAGCCATCTCAGCGGGGCGACTGTGGAGCCGCTATCACCTGGTAGCACGGGTGGTGGGGGAGGCGGCGTCACGGTGGACAATACGGTGGACGCACCGTTCTCCGTAACGACATTAGTCGCGCTGGGGTCTACCGAAAGCGCCCCGGACGAGGCGACGTTGCAACCGGGCGCAACGATCACGGTGTCTCCGACCGAGCCGGTCGGCATCGGACCGAACAACCTGTGGCTAAAGACAGATCCGAACGAAACTCTCCAGCGGCTTCAGTTGTGGGTGCGGACGCCTGAAGATGATGGGTGGTTTGCCGTTGGAATGGCTGACTCGTACACGGTTCAGGATGTTGGCCTCGGCGACATAAACACGATTCTGGTTGATACGACTACTAACCGCGTCGTAGCCGAGGTTGATCTGAATGCCGAAGGCAATGTATCGATCACCGGCCGCTCGCCGGCCGGGGCGGGTTCCCCATTCACGAAAGTCACCCTATCGGAACTCGGTATTCGAGTTCAGATGGAGCTTCCGGGTGGCACCACGACCAGCACGGACATTCTGACTGGGCCGGACGATCCAAGCGCCGGAGCGGGTGTAGCGGCTTCACTCGCATCCACCTATCACCGCAATACTGGTACCGCCGGTGAGTTGTGGGTCAAGGTCGGAGGGGCTGACACCAACTGGCAGAAGGTCACAACCGTATGACTCGCCTCATTCTGCAGCCCGCCGCCAGTTCGTGCTTCGTTACGCCTAACCCGACGGCTATCAGTCACGATCCCAACACCTCGTCCTACGCCTACTTCACCGTCACTTGGACGACACCGAAGGATCAGGTGACGGTCGAGATTACCGAACCTCCTCCGGGTCCAACGAGTCTGTGGGCGCAGCCGGGTACCGGCTCAATGGACTGGCTCACCGCCTACTCGGGGTCAGGCGAGGTCGAGATTCTCGATCCGACCCGCCAGTACCGTGTTCTGGCCTCTTGCTCGTTCGAGGTTCTTTCATGAGGAAGCGCCACTGGTCCTACCAGGGTGAGCGCAACCGAGCCATCGTGCTGCGGCGGGGCTACTGCGAGCTGCAGCTAGATGAGGAATGCACTCGCAGAGCGGAAACGGTGGACCACATCATCCCGAAGTCACTCGGCGGCCCGGACATCATCGAGAACCTGCGGGCAGCGTGCTGGCACTGCAACATGAGCAAAGGTAAGCGGATGGACACGCCGACGCAGGCTTCGCTTTTTAGCGACGGCGGTTACTGTGTAGCGCCGCTCCACAATATATCCCCGAACCGTCGCTGGACGCCGCTAACGACTGCTGACTACCGCGGGAAGCCGTAGCGTGGCGGTATCCGCCGAGCGTCTGACAGATTCGCTGGTCGGCTCAACGACTCCGAGGATCGGGCCGCCGCAGCCCGCGAAGTCGCGGCTGGGGGCTTGGCAGGCCGAAGCTGCCGACCTAGGTATCAAGCCCATGCCGTGGCAGGACTACGCGGCACGGTTCATGATGGCAACCGGGAGCCAAGGCTGGCTGTACCCGGAGGTCTGCTTCGTCGTCGCCCGTCAGAACGGGAAAACGGAGATCCTGCCGCCTCGAATCCGTGATGACCTCAAGCGCGGGCGCCGCGTTCTCCATACCGCGCAGAACCGGACTTTACCGCGCAAGGTGTTTGTCCGAGTCGCCCGCTCTCTACCTCCAGAGGATATTGTCTCGATCCGTTATGCGAACGGGCAGGAGACGATCGAGATGCGGAATGGTGGCGAGTACACCATCGTCGCGCCTCAGCGTGGCGCCCGTGGACTTTCAGCAGACACGGTGATCTTCGATGAAGTCCGCGAGTTCGAGGATTTTGACATCGTGGGCGCCGCAGGCCCGACGCTCATGGCGTCCACCGACCCGCAGATCATCTACCTTAGCAACGCCGGCAGCATTGACTCGGTGGTCCTCAATGACCTGCGCCGTCGTGGGGAACTCGGGCAACCTGAACTCGGCTATCTGGAGTGGTCAGCCGCGCCGGAACTGGCGATGGATGACCGGACCGGATGGGCGCAGGCCAATCCGGCCATCGGTCACATGCCAGCGCACCTGCGAAATCTCGCCACGTTTTACGAGACGCGCAAGCCCTCGGAGTTCGAGACTGAACACCTCTGCCGGTGGGTTAAGACCATGCAGCCCCGCGTCGTCAACGGGGCACAGTGGGACGCCTGCCGAGTGGATGACCTCACCGTGGGCCTGCGCCCGTTCATGGCGATCAGCGTTTCGCCGGACGCCAAGCGTGCCAGCGTCGTTCTCGCATGGCAACAGGATGATGGGCTCATAGCCTTGGACATCGTGGAGGACATCGCCGATGAACTGGACCTCGACTCGCTGGGCATCGCGCTCCGCGAGCGGGCGCGGAAGGCCGGCGTGGTATCCATTGGGTTCGCCTCATGGACCGACACGCAGTTGGCGCGCCACTTCCCCAACGCCAAGGCGGTGGACGGCAAGGAGATGGCCAACGCCTCGGTCAACTTTGCCCGTTTGATAGACTCAGGATTCATTCGCTGGCGGGGCGCAGACACCATCAGTAACGACCTGACCTGGCTGGCCCGAAAAGCGCACGAGTCCGGCGCGTGGACGGCGACCCCGATTGACGATGAGCACTCGGTGACGGCTGCCCTCGCCGCGATCCGAGCGACGTGGCTCGCGGCCGCGCCGAAGCCACCCGCACCGAGGATCGGCTGATGTCTTTGCTATCCGCTCTGGCTGCGTTGGTTGCCCCGCCCATCGAGCTGACCCGGATGCGTGGCGACTATCCGAGTTTCGAGGAGCAATTGGCCGCCATCCAGCGGCGATCGTCCGTTCAAACCTTCCGTACCCCAAGCGTCGATGAAGCGCTGGGCGTACCGGCGATCTTTGGTGCGGTAAGTCTGATCTGCGGCACGATGGGAACCCTGAGCATGGAGGCGTATCGGAACGGTGCGCTGATGGCGTCTGAGGATCGTCCACGGATGGTCGTTCGTCCCAACCCCTTCAGTGCTCCGTATACGTTCAACTTCCTGACCTCGTTCTATAAGGCGACCCGCGGCGAAACCTGGTGGTGGGTAGCAGCCCGCGACATTGACGGTTCGCCGATGAGTCTGTACCCGGTCCCACCGTGGGAGATCACCGTCGCGCAGAACGACCGCAACCGGCTGCGCCCGACGATCACTTGGGGCAATCGGGTCATGCGGAACGAGGACATGATTCAGGACATCTGGTTCCCCGACAGTCTGGGGTTGCGGGGCCGTGGTCCGTTGCAGATGGCAGGCGCAGCGGTAAGCGTCACGGTCGAATCTCAGATGTGGGCTGCGAACTTCTACTCCGGCGCGCTTCCTTCGGTGATCGGGACCACCGATCAGGACATGAGCGAGGACGAACTGAAGCTCATGGACAAGCAGTGGCTAGAAAAGCCGCCGAACATGCCGCGGTGGCTTACCAACGGGTTGACCCTGACGGAATCTCCGATGGACCCGGAGAAAGCGCAGCTCACCGAATCACGCCAGCACCAAGTTGGTGAAGTGGCCCGCATGTTCAACATGCCTGGCCCATTGCTCGAACATCAGATGTCAGGCTCATCGCTCACCTACCGGAACGAGAGTGGTATCTGGACCGATTTCAAGCAGCGATGCCTCGCCCCAACCTTCACTGAACCGATGGAACAGAACATGTCAGACCTGTTGCCGCGAACGATCAGTGCCCGGTTCAACTTCGACCAGTTGCTTCGAGCTGACATTCAGACTCGTTTCGAGGCATACAAGATTGGGATTGATGCGGGATTCCTGACGCCAGAGGAGGCTCGTCAGAAGGAAGGTTATGCACCTGGTGCGGTGGATTACGCCCCGGTCCCGCTGGCACCCCCCCAGGCGGTTCCGACGCTGTTGCCCATCAATCGGAGCCGTTTAGAGGAACTGCGTTGCTCCCGCTGCGGACGGCTGGCAGGCAAGGTCAATGGTCAGGCGGAGATCAAGTGCCAGCGCTGCGGCTCGCTGGTTGTCGCGGCGTAGTACGATGTGTCGTACATGGGTGCGACATTGGAACAACGCTTCTGGGGGAAGGTAAAGACCAGCGGCGGATGCTGGCTATGGACTGGTGCTGGTGGACGGTACGGGTATATTCGTCCGCCCGGTGGCAACCCCGAAGGTGCCCATAGAGTTTCTTGGGAGTTGGCTCATGGTCCGATTCCGTCAGGTCGCTGGGTGCTTCACCGATGCGATGTTCCTAGGTGTGTTCGCCCAGAGCATCTGTATCTCGGAAGTGCCTCGGATAACGCGGAGGCAGGCGTGGTAAGCAACCGCATTCGCCGTGCTCCTGATGGGATAGGTCTGGGAACAATCTCTGTTCGCTTGCCACATGCCCTAATGATGTCCTTGCGACAGATGGCAGAACGTGAACAGACGACCGTTTCGAATATCGTTCGCAGAGCCTTGACGGCAGAGGGTAAACTGTCACACAACTGAATCAGACTGACGGCATGAGGGTCACCGAGCCCGCCGTAACCTGAGAGGGCCTCCGAGCTCCCGAGCTTGGAGGTCTTTGTTTTTTGGCCGAATGGGATACCGCCTACATCAACGACTTACCCGATAGCGCGTTCGCGTGCATCGATTCGGGCGGGGAGAAGGAGGACGGCAAGACTGTCCCGCGGACACTCCGGCATTACCCGCACCACAACGCCGCCGGCGAGGTTGACCTTCCCCACCTTCGCAATGCGCTGAGCCGGATCGCGCAGGGCGGGACCGCCGACTGCGGCCAGGAACACCTCGAAGCCCACGCTGAGTCGCAAGAGGTCGGCAACCGGACCGAGGAGATCGACACCACGGTCCAGATTCGGTCCATGACGAAGCGCGAGGTGGATGTCCGCATCGTTCCGTGGGACACCCCGATCCAGACCATCCAGGGCTTGGAGATGTTTGCCCGCGGTGCCTTCGAGGGAACCGACCCGAACAAGGTGCTGCTGATGGGCATGGAGCACGAAGCCCATCTGGGTCTGGGTCAAGGCGGTGCCCCGCGTCTGACCCGCCGACCCATCGGCAAGGGCCGATCCTTGGATGACCGCAAGGATGGCGGTCACATGACGTTCCGGGTGGCCCCGACGCCAGCCGGTGACGAGTTCCTGACCCTGGCTCAGGAGGGCATCGTGGACGGCGTGTCGATGGAGTTCGATGACGTCCCCGGTGGCACCGAGGTTCAGACCATCAACGGACGGCGCGTGAACTATCAGCGTCGCGTGAAGCTCAACGCCGTTTCCCCCACTTATCAGCCGGCCTATGCCGAGGCACGAGTCCTCGCGGTCCGGTCGCACGAAGGAGATGCCGCAATGGCAGAGGATGAGGCCACCGCTGTTGTGGCCGAGGAGGCGCCGGTACCCGCTCCGGTGTATGACTTCTCAGAGTTTGGGCGGGCCGTCGGGTCGATGAACACCGGCCTGGAGAGGATCACTGATCGGCTGACCGCGATGGAGGAGCGATTCCGCTCCAACTTCACGGTTCCGTCGCCGCAGGCGGATATTCCGCAGGCGAACATCGGTACTTGGGCCGGCGTGGTCCTGCGGCTGCTGTCGGGTGAGTCGGTTCCGCAGGGTGAGCTCCACGCTCGCGCCGTGCAAGACCTCATCACCACCGATAACGCCGGTGTCGTGCCGGAGGCGTACATCAGCGAGCTGCGCGGGGTCATCGATCCGGCGCGCCCGTTCATGGAGTCCACGCGGCGCCTGCCTGTGCCGTCGTCGGGAACCACGATGCGGGTGCCGAAGATCACCCAGCGACCGACGGTCGCCTTGCAGGACCCGGAGAAGGAAGAACTGTCGAGCCAAAAGACGATCATCGGCTCCGACACCTTTGACATGGTGTCCAAGGGTGGCGTCGGGGACATCAGCCTTCAACTGCTGAAGCGGTCCGACCCGTCGTTCTTGGATCTGTACGTCCGGCTTCTGGCCGAGGCGTATGCCATCGAGGCCGAGGACGAGGCGCTGCGCGCCCTGTTCGATGCCACGGGTGGTGTCGGCACCGCCGATCCGCTGGACCCGGAGGATCTGTCATTGGGGGCCGCCTTCCAGGCGTCGTTCGATGAAATCCGCCGACCGCCGGACACCATCTGGCTGTCCACCCAGGCCGTCGCCGAGTTCATCGACGCGAAGGCCACCACGACCAACCAGCCGCTGTACGGCACGCTCCAGACCTCGGCCACTGCCGCGGGCGGGATCACCGGAACCATCTCCGGGCTGCGGGCGGTTCACGTTCCCGGCCTCGACAGTCACGGCGCCTACGCCATCGTGGGGCCATCGAGTGGGTTCGCGTGGGCCGAGGATGGCACCTACACCCTTCAGGTGGACGTGCCAGCTAAGGCGGGCCGCGACGTGGCGATCTTCGGGATGCTGTGGTTCATCCCGTGGTACCCCGACGCGTTCACGCTCTACAACGTGGCCTCGTAGGAGTAAATAGATGGCCTGGCCCACCGCTGCTGAGCTGAAACGTCGGTTGAACATTGATTCAACCGACTGGGACGATCACATGGATCGTCTGATCGCGGCTGGCATCGCGTGGGTCAAGGTCCAGGTGGGCGACTGGGACGAGGACACGGACCTCCCTTCCGATGCCCTCGCCCAGTCCGCCCTCGAACGGGCGGTGGAGATGGCGACCACAGGTGAACCCGCCCCGATCTTTGCGGGTCGGGAGGGAACGGTAACCCCCACCGGGAAAGCGAAGTCCATGCTCTACGGTCATCGACGGAGGTTTGGCATCGGATGAGTGAGGAACTGAAGAAGGCCATCGAGGAGCGAGAGCGCCGCACTCGCGGCGAGCCCGAGGAAGGCAACTACCGTGACTTGCAGCAGCGTGCCAAGGATCTTGGCATCCCTGCTAACCAGAGCAGTGACGATCTGCTGAAGGCCATCACTAAGGCGGAGGAAAAGGGTGAGCCTGAAGGGAGCGCCTGAGCTTCGCCGCAGGCTCCGGGCGATCCGAACCGTCTTCAAGCCCGCCGGGCGTGAATGGGCGGATGAGACGACGCGCATCGCCAAGCGTCTGGTTCGTGTCAAGACTGGCAAGACTCGAAGCTCGATTCGTCGCCGGAATGCTTCGCAACGCTTGGCGTCAGTGGTGGGCAACTATCCCGTCAACTTCATCGACGCAGGTGTTAAAGCGCACACCATCGAGGCTCGGAAGATGAAGGCGCTGAAGTTCGCGTCGGGTGGCGCGACCTACTTCCGCCGCAAGGTCCACAAGCCTCGCCAGGGCGCACACCCATTCAAGCGGCAGGCGGCACAGGAAGGCTTGGAGAAAGTGGGCATCCTGAATGATCTCATCGAGCTCTGGAACCGTGCCGCGTAATGGGCGTTCAGGCTGACTACCGGGCTGCGACCGTGACGATGCTCAACGAGTGTGCGACCAACGCCAGTGTGGCGCTCCAGGTGTACCGCGGGCGGCCTGCTTCTCTGCATCCGCCGACCGCCTTCATCGACAGTATGGCCGACGACCTGACGGCTTATCCCGGCTCGTCCACGCTGTACCAGCATGCTCCGCTGGTTGAGGTCGTCATGGTCTGGGGCCTGTTCGATTCCGGCGAGGCGGTGGACCAGCGCGATGCGTGGGTGGATGCCTTCCACGAGTGGGTTCGGGCTCGTCCGCATGAGGCCGGCGCCCGCTCGTTGCTCGGTCCGCGGAGCCTGTCGGACATTCCCAACTACATCCCTGACTGGCTGCCAGAAGCGCAGCAACTTTCGTACTTCGCCACCCGGATCGTATTGGAGGGCTTCGTTACTGACTGACTGACCCTCTCCAAGTCCAGCGCTGGACGGTAGGCGCAATCACCGCATAGGAGAGTTCTGATGCCCATCCAAGGTCTGACTAAACTCCGCCGCCACATCTTCGGGCGGCAAACAGCGTTCGGTAACGTCGAACCCGCCACCCGTGCCTACCCCTTCGGTGGGACGCCAGACGTAAACCTCAACTGGACCGATCCCGCCGGGGACTTCGGCTCCCTTGACCCCATCGCACCGCCCTATCGCGGCGCACCTGATATCGGGGCCAACCTGACCTCTGAGATATGGAACTACAACGATCTAACGCTTCCTCTGTGTGCCATCTTCGGCGGCGGTGAGACGCCGACCGGCGCAGGCACCGCCAAGACGTGGACGCACACCCCAGCCAGCCTGACGGCGGATGACTTCGACTACTTCAGTTATGAGTTCGGTGACGACGTGCTCACCGACTGGTATCAGTTCCGCGACGGGATCATGACTGACTGGGAGGTTACTGGGGAGAACCAGAACGCCCTGAGCGGGTCTATGACTTGGCTGTTTACGCACGCCGCGTCAACGGGGTCCACCGACTCCCCAGTGGAGGGTTCAGTCCCAGCCGCCGCCACGGTGGACAGCGCCGCGGTGCCGGTGTTCCTCAAGGACGGAAGCATCTTCATCGACTCCACGCCTGGGGCTCTTGGCTCAACGCAGATTCTCGACGCCCTCCACTCGTTCCGGCTCCACGTTACTCAGGAAGTGGATCAGAAGCGGTTTGCCAACGGGAGCCAGCAGTTCGAGATCAACGGTTTCGGGCGCGGTGCCCGATCCATCGAACTGGAAGCCACCTTCGCCAAGACGGCAGACACGGTGGGTACCGGCTCTGAGTCAGATTCATGGATGAGCGATACCGCCGTAGATCGGTTCTTCCGGCTCAACTTCGAGTCCACGGCGATGGCGCAGACCGCTGGTTCGCCAGACATTCCTTACTCATGGACGGTGGACCTGCCGATGCGGTATTACACCCGAACCGAGGGTGAGCAGGGTGGGAATACGACTATCGTTCTCACGGCGCACGCCTTCTTGGAGACGGCCACGCTGGACTTCGTGTTCGACTCCACGTTGGTCAACACCCTGGTCCTGACGGACTTCCAGTCATGAGCGAGCCGATTCCTGTCCCCATCGCATGCCCGTGCCCTGGGCAGCCGCATGACGGCGATACTGTGTATCTCAGGCCCAAACTCGACCTGCGGTCCGGTATCGCCGTGCAGCGGCTCATCGTGGAGGCTAACCAGAACCGGGCCGACGCTGCAGAATTGACCGGCCTGCTGGCCGAGGGCTATCTGTACCACGGTATCGAGTCGTGGACGCTGCTGGACGAGGCTGGCGCTCCGGTCCCAGTGACCAACGATGAGATCCGGGCGCGACTGCTCTCGGATTTCTCGGTGAGCGCGCCAGTGGCCGATGCGGCGGACGGGCTGTACATGGGTCCGGTACTCCTCCCTTTAGTGGAACGGGCGAAGATGTTCTCGCAAAGTACGCTGACCAACGGATCGACATCAGCGCCCCCGCCTGGTACACGCAAGCCCCCGAAGCGGTCGAAGCGATCCTCGACTTCCACTTCCCCGACGGGCGACATCGAGAAGACTTCACCACCGCTCGCTGGCGTCTCCAACTCATAGCTGAACGGGAGGTGGGTACCCCGTCCCGTCAGGTGAGACGACGGGAGGATCGGTCCATGTCTCGGCTCAAGAGGGTGACGAATGGCCGGTAGCATTTCTGATACCGCCAAACTGGTCGCATCCCTAGAACTTCAGGACAAGTTCAGCGGGACCGCGGCGAAGTTCGGCGCGACTCTCGGCAACCTGGAGCGGCAGACCGCGACCTTGGGTCGGGGTGTCGGCCAGTTCGCCAGCGGCATCGGACGGCTCGCCACGATCGGGATCGGCGGCTTCACCGCGGCGGTCGGGGCCAGCGTCAAGTTCGCGGCGGACTTCGAAGCCAGCCTGAACACGATCAACACCATCGCCCAGGTCACGCCGGGGCAGTTGACCGCCATTGGGCAGGGCATCCGCGAGCTGGCCCGCGAGACAGGCACGAGCCTCGATGACCTGACGAAGGGCTACTACGACCTGCTATCGGCAGGCATCAGCGTGGCGGACGCCCAACTGATCCTGCGTCAGGCGAACCTGCTCTCGGTCGGTACGCTGGGGACCACGGCCCAGGCCGTCGATGTTCTGACCACGGCCATCAACGCTTTTGGCCTCACCGGCTCCGATGCGGCCCGCGTCAGCGAGGAACTAGCTGTGGCGGTCGAGCGCGGCAAGGTGACGTTGGATCAGATCGCCCCGTCCTACGCCAACGTCGCGCAGACGGCGGCTGTGGCGGGCATCGAGACCGGCGAAATCGCTGCGGCGTTCGCTAACCTGACCGCGCAGGGCGTCGATGCGGCCGAAGTCACGACTCAGATGAACCGGGCCATCCTGTCGCTAATTGCGCCAAGTACCCAACTGAACAAACTCCAAGAGGAGCTAGGCGTCAACTTCGCCAACATCGCCCGTGAACAGGGCCTGGTCGTGGCATTGGAGGAATTGCGGAAGGCCGCTGATGCTGCTGGGATTCCGCTGCTTGATCTGCTCGGTCGGCAAGAGGCGTTCAAGTTCGCCATCGCCACCACTGGGGCGAATCTCCGCAGTTACAACGACGACCTGACGGCGGTTGGGAACGCTACCGGGACGCTGGCCGATCAGGTGTCGGCCCGTCGTCAAGGCCTGTCGTTCCAACTTGACGTGCTCCGGGCCAACCTCAAAGACGTGGGGATCACCGTCGGGCAGAACCTGCTGCCGGCGCTGACCCCGATGGTCGAGACAATCACCGACTTCATTAACGACCGCAAGACGCAAGCCGGGATTCGGACTTTTGCCCGTGAACTGGCTGAGGGCGTGCAGGACTTCATCGCTGCCGCGAAGTCCGGCGACCTACAGCCGTTCATCGACGCGCTGAAGCTGCTGGGCACCATCGCGGGCAAGGCGGTCGATGTCTTCCGTTCCCTTCCGCCAGACATTCAGGCTCTGCTGGTCACCGGCGCGGCGCTGAACCGGCTGGCCGGCGGTCAGTTATTCGGCGGGGCGCTGACCATCGGTAAGGGCCTGTTGGAGATCGTCTTCCAGCGCGGTGCCTCGCCGGCCAACCCACTTTGGGTGCAGAGCGTCACGGGCGGGATTGGTGGTGCTCCTGGTGTCGGAGGGCGTGTACCCGCAGCCGGTGTCGGTGGTGTCATTACGACTTTCCTCGGATTGGCTTCTGCGGCTAGCCTCGGTGCCGTTCTCGGAACCTTCATTGGACGAGAACTGATCGCTCCTGTCCTTCAACCCGCTATTGACCTTGAGCAGACTCGGTTCGATCGCCTCCTGCGAACCGGGAATGTGGCGGCGCAGCAGCGTGCCTTGGACGCGATCAATGAGGGAATCCGTGACATTCAGAACCTCGGCCTAGCCCAGCTCGCGTTCCTTCCTGAACTGCAACTGCTCGAATCGCAGCGGGACATCCTGCAACAGTCGTTGGATAACGATCTCCGACGGGAAGCCAACGCCGCCAACGCCTTCGGACGCCTACAGGAAGGAACAGAACGCACGCGGGAGCAGGACGCTGAGCAGGCTGCCGCTGAGAAACTGCGGGCTATTCAGCTTGCTATCCGGCAGTCAGCGGAGGTTGGCCGCCTTACAGAGACGACTGAGCGCGGGAATATCCGGACCATTCAGACAGTTCAAGAAACCGGCAACCAGACTGACCGCCGCCTGCGTGAGCAGTATGCCCAGATGCGTGAGCAATATGCGCAGGACTCGCGGATCTTGCGTGGCGTGGATACCGTGGCGGCCAAGAGGTTTGATCCAACGGTCGCCGTATCGGTTGTCAGCAGCGTGTCGATCAGCGACGTGCAGCGCCGGATCATCAGCCAGCAGATCGCCATTGGCCGCGGCTTCCAAGAGTTCGAATGACGACTCGGCTCTATATCCGTCGCCCAGTCCTGTTCGGTGGGGATCACATTGCCCTGACCGATGACTACGGCCCACGGCGGGGCGCCCCGTTCATGGACGGTGACCGCTCTTTGGTTGAGCTCGGGATGCGCTGCGCCGACGGCGCCGCTTCGCAGGGCACCTTCCTGTTCACCGACCCCTACGCCGACCCCGACGCGGACCCGTTCGCCACCTCATTCCCGCTGGCCCACAACCTCGTCACTTGGACTGAGGACGCGCCGGGCTCGGAGATTTGGCTGTTCCGCGGGCGGGTGGCGAACGATGAGGGTGGTCGCGGTGAGGCGGTGGTGGACCATGAGACGGAATGGGAGATCACCGTTGACGACTGCAACGTGGAACTCCGGGGTCAGGCGTTCACCGAGCATTGGGTCCGCCCCGAGGAAACGGATGTAGCCCGCCTGGTTGCGCTCGGACTGTACACCCTGAACGGCGCCAGCTCGACGGCTCCCAACTCCCGCGAGTCGTGCGTCGTCACGGTCAGCACGTCGCACCTGACCCCGAACACCAATACGGTGACGATGCCCGCCAAGAAGTACGTCGCCGGTTCTCAGCCCCAGGATGTGGTCAAGGACTGCGCCGAGGTGGCGGGCAAGAACTACGGCGTGGTCATCCACCACACCGGCGGATCGCATCTGTGCCTGTTCTACACCGTGCCCGGTGACCACACCACTTACGTCAGCCCGATTACGATCAGCGATCACGTCGAGGATTGGGACCCCGACCATCCGACCAACCCAGTGCTGGAGCCGCACTGGGAACGGGGCGCAGCCTCGATCTTCTCAATGCAGCAGATGCTCTCGGGGATGGTCGGGGTATGGGGCAGCTCTGAGGAGTCGGTGTTTGTCGAGGACACCGCAGTACGGGACAACTACGAGTACTGGGTCGAGTCCTACCACGCCGGGGGCCAGACTGCCGCTGAGGCCGAGGACAAGACGGCAGGTGTGTTCTTTCAGCGCAAACAGCTTCAGGTCACTCACCGTGCCAGCGTGATCCTGAAGGCCGATCAAGTGGATATGGTCGGGGCCGGCATGACGCTCCTCATGCGGACTGCGGCGACGCACGACCCCGACGTGGAGAGCTTCATTACCCGTCGCATAGTGGAGTGTCGGTTCGAGCCGCGCAATGACGGGCGCTACTGGTGCCACATGGACATCGAGCGACCCTTGCTCCTGAACCCTCGGGGACCGGGTTACACCGGGCCGATCCCTCCGGTGCAATCGGAGCCGCCGGTCGATGCGATCACCGATGTCCTGTGGAACTTTGATACCAACAACAAGGACACCACGAACACCTATCCAGTCGGCGGGGAGTATCACTCGTCCGGCTATATGTATGCCAACGTCGGCGTCGGACCGGGGACATTCAGTTCATCTCCTCAGCACCCGATCGGGGCGGGCACGTTCACCTTCTTCGGCGACTTCTTGAATCGTAATCTGGAATGGAACCCGAACGGGATCAAGGTCAGGGTGTGGTATGACGCGGGGGCTGGATTCGTCGTGGTTCACACTAGTCCATTTCTCAGTGTCGGAGGTGGCTGGGAGTCGTATTCGGCCGAGATTGTGTTCCCGGTCGGTACCACGAAGTGGGTGTGGCGGGTCGAGGCGCCGGTATCGGCGGCAGATAACGTTGGATTAGAGCATGGCAGCACCGCCCCAGCCTTCGCGGGTACGGCAGCGCCCCTTCCGGCGACGAGTTCAACCGGGACCATCGGAACCTCCCCGATCTATGCCCCTGCCGATCATCAGCACGGCGCGCAGGTGGCGCAGGTCACCGACATCTCTGACGTGGGTGAATACTTCGTTGCGGATGATGTCGAGGATGCGCTGGCGGAACTGGCTGCCCGTGACCACGGTGACCTGGGCGGCCTGACCGACGACGACCACCCGCAGTACCTCCAAGCCAGTAAGCTAGGAGCAACAGGGGCGGTCGGTCCCATCCTGATCGCCGATGACCACTCAACCCCGATCGTGTTCGCCGACATCCTCCTGACCGAGGAAGGCGACGACATTCTTTACTCTGACGTAGGAGGCTAACTCATGGCTGGTGGCGTATTCAGCACCGCGAAGCTGCACGGGATGACGATCCGGGAGTCGGCCACCGACGGCTCGGACTTCACGAACCCCGATGCCGATTACCGGCGTCTGTTCCTCGGCGAGGATGGGGAGCTTCACGTCAAGGATTCGGCTGGGGCGGTCACGACCATTGGCGCATCCGGCGTCGGGAATATCACTGGCAGCGCCGCCGCCAAATGCAGCAGCGCCGTCACGCTCACGACCTCCCTCCAGGACATCACCGGTGCCACGCTGACGATCGTCCCAGCGGTGGCTGAAATCTGGATCGTGACCTCGATCTGGGACTTCTTCTGGAGCACCGCCAACGCCGGCAACGTCGCGGTTGGCTCCACGGTTTACGATGGTGTTCAGGAAACCCCGCAGGGCACCTTCCAGGGCAATGTGGTCGGTCGAGCGACGGTCGCCCAAGTCCACCGGATTGCGGCGACAGCGGCGTCACACACGATCAAACTGCAGGCCCAAAAGACCGGGGCCAGCGGCGTGGCCTCCGCGGAGGTCCACTCGCAGATCATGGTCCTGCGCTATGTGGCTTAGCACAGTGACCTTCGAGCAGATCGTCCGGGCCGCTAGGATCACGCCATGACCATTGACTGGCCTGCCACCATTACCGCTCTCGGTGCTCTCGTCACCGCGGTCGGCGTCATCGTGATCGCGTTCCTCAACTATCGCCGTGGGATCGTGGCGGACCTCGCTGAGACCGTGGAGAAGGAACTGCTGGAGGCGCAGAACGCTGAGTTGGTCCAGACCAAGGGCGGCATCTATCAGCTCGGCAAGAAGCTCGACGGACGGCTCCAAGAGCTGTTGCAGCTGACCGAGATTTCGGCGCGGGCGCAGGGCGTCCTCGAAGGGCGGGCCGCGCAGAAGGCGAATGACATTGAAGAGAAGGGAGATTGAGATGGACCTGCGATGGGTGCAGATCAGGGCGTGGCACGCCGTCAAGGGCGAGCGGGTCATGAACGTATACCGGACCTACTGCGGGCGCTACGTTGCCGGTGAAACGGTGGACGACCTGCCCAGCGAACGCTCGTGTGAATCCTGCCTGAGAATCGTGGCGCGCCTGAATGACTGAAGTCTGGTCCGAGGTTGATCCGGCGCTCACGTCGTACACCGACTGCACTTACTGCTCGGTGCTCATGGTCATCGTGGCGTCGGGGTTCACGGCCTTCCCGCTGGGCGCGTACACCCACGCGGAACGCAACGCCTTTCGGGGCGGGGATACCCGCCTGAACTTCGGAGGCCCGGTGGACCGCGCCTTGGCGCGCTACAGCGTCAACGTCGTGTCCCCCACCCCGTACAGTCAGAGCGGCTTACAGGCGGCCCTAGCGGCTCGTGGCAACGCTTTCGCGGTGGCTGGCCGAACGGCCAACTTCCCGGCGGGGCATCCCATCCGCCGATGGGACCCGACGTTCTCCGGCTTCCACGCGGTGTGCGTGATTCCGTTCGGCAATGGACAGGTGTTGTGGCTTGACCCGCTGGCACCGATGGGCTTTGTCGGCGACGTGATCCCGGCCTCGGACGTAACCAACGTGTTCGCGCTGGGCAACTATCCGAACGACGCCCGCTACCTACCCGTTAGCATGGTGAACGACGTGAACCTCAAGGGCACCCCCATCGAGCCGGTGAACAACCGCAAGACGACGCTGACTAGCGCCGCCGGGTTCACCGAAGATCCCACGGCGGCACCCTATAACAACCTCCGCGTCCTACCGGCGGGCACCGTGTTCACGGTGGACTGGATCGTGCAGGGGAACACCTTGGCGGGGACGGACCGCTGGTATGGCGGTTGGGCAACCGGCCCGGCGCAGTTCGGCTATGTCATCAGCGCTAACTGCGGACCGCTGGTGCCGATCGAGACGGTGGAGGTTCCCGGACCTACGGTAACCGTTCCGGGGCCGTTCACTCAGGCTGACGTGGACAAGGCGGTGTCCGATGCGATCGCTGCGATCCCCGAGATTCCGCCGCTGCCCACGCCGAGCGTTGACGTGGCTGGCGCTTTGACGTTGCTCAACGCCATGACCACCCAGACGAACCGGATCGCCACCGCCCGGTCGGAGGTTGTCCGGCTCAAGAACGCCGCGAAGGTGAAGCTGGGCGGCTAATGCCCTGGTCGCATTTGACTCCAGATCAGCGCTTCTTTACGAAGGTAGACCTGAGCCGTGGTATGTCAGCCTGTTGGGAGTGGATCGGATATCGGGGGCCTGCAGGATACGGAGAGTTCTGGTGGGACCCGGCGCATGAGGAGGTGCATGCCCACCGCTTCGCCTATGAGCACTTCGTCGGCTCAATTCCGGCTGGTCTGCAAATAGATCATCTCTGCCGAAACCGCGGATGCGTAAACCCGATGCATATGGAGGCAGTCACCATCCGGACAAATCTTCTTCGAGGAAATGGAGCGCCGGCGAGGAACGCGCGCAAGACGGAGTGTCTCCGGGGGCATCCTCTCAGTGGAGCTAATCTTTACCTCAGCCCTTCCGGAAGTCGAACATGCCGAGCGTGCCAAAGGATGTTTGGCAGACAGAAGAGGAGTTGATCGTGCTGACCGAAGCTAACCGTAGCCTCGCCGCCTACTTCGCCGCGTACCTGATTCTCGGCGGATCGTTCTACGGCTTGGTGATCTATCCCTACGTCCTGGATGATCTGGTCAAGGGATTCCTGATCAGTATCGCAATGTTGGCGGGCAACTGGATTTTCCAGAAGTCCACCACGGATGACACTGCCCGCCAACAGCAGGCGGCAACCGCCGCAGGCGCAGCAGCGGGTGCCATGGTCCCGAGTACAACGACTACGGTTACGGAAGGGCCACCTATGAAGGTGACCACCGGCCCTACGCCTAACGGCCTAGTAGCAGAAGAAGAGGAGGATTTGCCATGACTATCGAAGACCCGAAGGATGAGCCCGTCGAGGCGCCGGCCCCGACTGAGCCGGAGCCCGCCGAGGAACCCGCCGAGGACGAGGAGAAGGAATGAGACTCCGCTATGAGGTCATCCGCCGGGTGGCCCGCGTATTCGGCGTCCATGTCTCGGGCGCCTACTGCTGGTGCCGCCGTGACGCTTGAGCGGGCGCTGACCATCCTAGGTGGTCATCGTGATTGTTCTGCTGAAGTTCCTCGGCGTGGTCTAGTGTTCTGGTTGGGCTTCGCCATTGGCATCGTGGGTGGGTACCGCATAGGACAGCGGTTGCGTTCAACCGTCGCGGTGCCCGCCCACCCCTTCGATTACCGCGATCCGGCGACGTGGATGCCTGTGACCAACAGTTGGTCCGGGCCTATGACGACTTTCACCATCAGCCCGAAACACTAGGAGAACCCATGAACCAAACCATCATCCGCTTCATCGAGGCGTTCGTCGCCGTCTTCGTCGTGGCGTTCGCCGCCGACCCGCTGTTCGGTCAGCCGGTGGACCTATTCGGCGAAGGCGGCTTGCAGGCGCTCGTTACTGCGGCGGTGGCGGCGGCGCTGCTCGCCGTCCGGCGCGTCCTGGCGACCTCGGGGTAGACTTCGGTAGGTGTCGGCCGAGCGGCGTTGAGTCGTGGACGGGCGAGCTGCAGCGGACCCCGATGGATCAGCGGCCGGCCCTTTGACCTGCTATATTCGCAGCCTGCGCTGACCCGAGAGGGAAGGCGTGGGCACGGAAGGCCCCGAAGGCGAAAGTTGGAGGGGTCTTTTGTTGCGATCCGCTGGTAGAATTGAGGGGCTAGGCGAAGTCATCTCCGTTTGGCGCCCGGCTTCCTTTGGCTGGGAGGAGTACCCGCCCCGCGCCGCTCTCTGTCACATGAGAAACGCCGGGGCGGGTTTCTTTGTGTGCGGGTATTGACAGCATGGTGTATTCTGTATGGGTGACAGAGAGCCAAGTCCCTCTTCTCACCGCCAAAGAGGCGGCGAAGCGCCTCCACGTTCACGTCAATACCGTGAAGCGCATGATCCGCTCTGGTGCCCTGCCTCACTACCGCTTCGGCGAGCGCGGCGACATCCGCCTTTCCGTCGAAGATGTGGACGCGTGGCTTCGGGCGCGGCGGAAGGAAGGAACCGATGGGACTACTCGCTGACTCGGAGAACAGCCAGGACCGCGAAGCCCTCTCGTCGTATCACGAGAACCGCGCCGCGACCTTCGCGCCGCAGTCGGTCCGGCTCACCGTCCGGCTCCAGTACGACGCGCCGCTCGGCATGTGGTTCGCCATTCTGACTGATGACCGCGACGGCCATGTCGTCGCCTCGTTCCGCGACTGGTCCTCGCTGGATGTGCTGCGGGAAGCGGCGCTGGTGGCGGATCGGGCGACGGTGCAGCGATGATCGGCGCTGTCGGTTTCGTCCTCGGTTGGCTGCTGGTCGCCGCTGCGTTGGCCTTCGGATTACTGGCTCTCATGAGCGGAGCTATCTACCCGTGATCCGCCGACTCAAGGGCGATCCTCTGACCCGATATCAGGTGGACCGCGATACAGGATTTCCTCGATCAAGCCCTCGCCGCCGAGCGGCGGGCCACGGTGGAACGGATGCTCGCCATGAGGCATGACTATCAGAATCTCCCTCACGCTCAGTTCGCGATCAAGTGGCCTGACTGGCGGGAATGGGAGGAAGTGCTGCCGACTTATTGCGGCTGTCAGGACTGTCGGTCGTGGAGGTCTGGAAGTTGACCGACCCTAACGACGGCGCGGCGCTGTTCTGGGTATCGGTGATCGTCGTGCTCTTCGGCGTCATCATCGGGGCGGTCATCGCGTCGTGGATGCTGCTGTGAACCTGACGCGCACGCCGGACCACCGGTACCGGCTCGGCGACGGCCCGTTCGTTCCGGGTGCCACCGGCACGACCCGGATCATGGAGAAGGGCTGGCGCTTCGATAACTGGATGAAGACCGAGGTCGCCAAGAGCGCGGTGCGCCGGCTCGACTTCCTGAACACGCTGATTGCCGAAGGCGGCCCGGAGGCGGCGATCGCGTGGCTCGTCAAGCTCCCCGACTGGGAGCGCGACAAGGCGGCGAACGTCGGCAGCCAAGTCCACGACCTCGCGGATCAGATCGCAAAGGATGGCAAGCCCTCGGTGCCCAACGAGTTAGTCCCGTTCGTCCAGGCCGAGCTTCGCTTCCTGAGGGACTACAAGCCGACGAAGCGCCGCTCCGAGGTCATGGTCTACAGCCACAAGGGCTACGGCGCGACCGTGGATGAAGTCAGCCGACTGGACGGGGCCACGGCCATCATCGAACGGAAGACAGGCAAGAACGTCTACCCCGATCTGGTCCGGATGCAGCTCGCCGCGCAGAAGTACGCCGACCTGATCGGTCCGGGCAACCCGACGGCAGACGGCGGACTCGAAGCAGCGAAGACCTATGCCATGCCGAAGATCGGCCCGACCTTCGTACTCCACCTGCGACCGGAGCAGTACGCCACCGGCTACCGCCTCATCGAGTTCGACGTGACCGACGCGGACTTTGAGGCTTTCTTGGCGTGCTTGGCGTTGACCCGATGGCGCGCCGGCCTCAACGGAAAGGGGAACTGATGACCTGTTGTCTGAATACCGAAGTCCGCTACCACCGATACCGAGTCAAGGGCAAGCGGTGGTGCCGGATCTACTGCAAGAACTGCGGGATGCTGTTCAAGGTGCGGCGCACCGGGGAGGCGACGTGACCACCCTCGCCGATGCCTACGACGCCCTCGCCGAAGCCGCCGCCACTGTCGCGCTGGCGCTGCGCTTAGAAGCCGCTACGAGGCCACAGAACGGGCCTAGTGGCACGACAGCGCCATCCTTCGAGGAACTGCCCTTCGAGGATGTCTCGGACGAATACCTAGAGTCTCAGGCTGAGGCGGTAAGAGCGCAGCCCGCCGGTTCGGCTGCTGTCTGTCCGTCCCACAACATCCCCTACCGCAAGGGGCGCTACGGGCAATATTGCCCGAGCCTCAGCGACGACCCGGAGTGGTCCAACGACAAGGGCTACTGCCGGATCACCCCGAAGTCCGCCGCGGTCTGGCTGCGGCAGCACGCAGCATGAACGCCGACGATATCCGCCGACGCCTCGGCATGGAGCCCAACGCGGAACCGGCATACCTCCCGTGGCTGCCCGCCAACACCTTGTGGTGCCTGTCGTTGCAACTGGCGGTCGAGGCTGGGCTGCCCTGGCAGGACACGCAGTGGGCGACGCGGATTGAGGTGGACGACGACGGCGTGGCACGGGTGTACCCGCTGTTCGTCAACGACGTTCCGGCCTGGGTCGAGGCCGTTTGGGAGGCTCCGCTACCGTCGGCGTTCTTTTTCAGCGTGACGCCGTGAACAGGATGGAACCCAGCCGCGTCGGTCAAGTGACCGACCTCGACGCCGCCACCGCTGTCCTGACCCTCCTCGGCCGCTCCGGCCAGCCGATCACCCTGAGCCAGCTCGCCGATGACCTCCGCTGTTCCCGCCGGCTGGTCGAGGCCGCCGTCCAACAGCTCCGGCTGCAAGGCGTCCCGGTGTGCACCGATGGACGCGGCGCCTGGGTGGCGCGGACCTCGCAGGAAGCCTACGAGATGTACCGCCGGCTGCGCAGTCGCTACATCAGCCAGGCGGTGACGGCGCGGGCCGTCCGGCGCACGGCGGCGGCGATGGAGCGGCGCGAGCGGCAACAGCTCAGCCTGTGGGAACCCCTGAACATCCGGCCCGGAGCGAGCGATGACCGTCGGGAGATGGGATTAGTTGCCATGACCTCCGGGCCGGAATCACTCCCGTCCTCCGGGCGAGCGGGCGGTCCGGTTGGCGCTGGTCACCCGCGATGACCCCGGCGGACGGGCTTGCCGAGACTGACGCCGGGCTGGGTACGTCCGGATCGCCCGAGGGCGTGGGTGGTCCTGGGGCCTACCTCCGAAACGCTCTCGCCGCCCGACACCGAGCCGCATTGGGCCTGCCCCGATTGCGGCCAGCCGTGTCGTTGCCGGGGAGCCCTCCGCGCTCTACCCCACGAGCCCTGCGGGCGTACCGAGCCGTGATCGGCTACGCGCACGAACTGCGGTGCTCCAACGATCCCTGCGTCTGCACGGTGGTTCACCCGGTGTACCGATGAGTTTTGAGGATGCGATTCGGAAGGACGCTGCGGCAGGTGGGCCGTGGGCTACGCGGAAGCCAACTCACACCAACGATGAAGCCGTGAAGGCACTCGCTCTGGCAATGGGGTTGTCAGCAATCCAAATCAAGGCGGGTGCGGCGGGAAGCGCGGAGGATCGGGCACGGATCGTGGCAGGGGAACTCGAACTGCTTGGTTTCTCTATTCAGGCCGACCGATGACCACGCTGTTCACTGTGATCTTTCCCGTGGAAGCCGAGGACGCCGACGCTGCCTGGCGTCATGTCCGCCGCCTGTTCCGCGTGCTCCGCGCCGAGGAGTTGGACCGGCGGGCGCATATCGAGGAGATCGTCGGCGAGCTTGGCGGGGATGAGGAACTCGATGCCGAGGAACTCCACCCCAACGCGGAGTGGAACCGGTGACCAACGAGCAGGTCGCGCTGTTGCACGCCGCCCGCTCGCCGAAGCGGCACGCGCATCGGTTCGACGCTACATGGAGTGAAGCGTTGCAGGAATGGGTGCGAAGCGCCTGCGACTTCTGCGGGCTATCACTAGCCGACTACGAGGCCCGCCGCAAGCGTGGCCGCACGGCCCTGCGCGCCGGGAAGGACGCCGAGCGCGCCATCGCCAAGACTTACGGTGGCAGGCGGACGGGCCACTTCGGCGGGCCGGACGACGTGGTGGTCGGCGAGGTTCTTTGTATTCAGTCTAAGGCTGGTGTAGGATGGTTCTCGGAACGAATGTGGAAGGAGCTCCAGAAGCTCCCCCGGACGGGCGGTCGCATCCCCACCCTGGTTATCAGCGACCGACCAGGGCCGGGCCACAAACGCCGAAGCCTGTCCATTCGACTCACTGAGGATGATGTAGCCCTCCTTGGCACCGAAGCGAATCCCGCCAGAGGATCGGTTCTGGACGAAGGTACGGAAGACTGATGGCTGCTGGGAATGGCAGGCAGCTAAAGCCTTTGGCTACGGCCGTTTCGGATGGGCGGCAGGTGATATTCGTCAAGCCCATCGAGTGGCGTGGGCACTCACGTATGGACCTGTTGACCCTGACATCGAGGTCTGTCACCACTGCGATAACCGAGGGTGTGTTCGTCCGAGCCACCTATTCCTCGGAACACGAGCAGACAACGTGGGAGACGCCAAGAACAAGGGTCGACATCCATCTGGCGATACACACGGCAGGCGGAAGCTCGACTCCGAGACGGTCAGACGGATGCGTGTCCTATACGCGACAGGCTCTTACACGATTGAGGGCTTGGCTGAGATGTTCGGGGTGGCTGGTTCCACCGTCAGCCTCAATGTCCGAGGTCAGAAGTGGCCGAATGCAGGAGGCCCCATCTCGGGAGCCTTCGCCTATTGGCCATCTCACAACCGCCGCCGTAGGGACCGGACGACCGGGAGATTCATCTAGGCGGCCGAAGCCGTGACCCGCGCCTACATCCGGGTTGACCCAGCCCTGTTCGACAACAAGGTCTTTGAGGACCACTACCCGTTGGGTGCGCTGGCCGCCCTGGTGGGCTGCTTCTGCTATGCCGAGACGCAGCCCTTCCGCGGCACCTTCCGAGATGCCGTACTGCTGCGCGCTCTCCTGGGACCAGCCGGTCGATGGGTCAAGTATCTGGTAGAGCACGGGGATCTCATTGAGCAAGCGAACGGCCAGCTATACATCGACGGCTGGAAGGAATGGCAGGAAGGTGACGTTACGGTCAAGGACCGGATGGAGCGTATCCGCAACCGTAACAAGAACCGTAACGACGACCGTAACTCTGACCGTATCCCACCCGTAATAGCGGAGAGCGGGGCGCTGCGGGGCGGTAAGCCGAGAGCGGCGCGCCGTAACACTGGCGCGCCTGTCGCGCTCTCCGACCTTCTCGGGGAGATGGCACCGTGAGCGAAAAGAAGCTGGAAACCGTGACCATCCGAGGGCTGCGGTATCTCGTCGTCACCCTCCGGGAGGACGACATTGAGCGCATCGCGCAGAAGGTGGCCCGTCTCATCCGTGATGAGGACCAGGCGCAAGCCGACCGTGAGCTGGAAATGGAGCACCGTCGGCAGGTTCCCCTAGAGGTCATCGTAGCCACGTCGAAGCTCCGCGAGCAAACCAAATGACCGCCCTCCTCACCACCCGCCAGCTCGCCGCCTACCTCGGCGTCCACGTCAACGCGGCGACCGCCTGGAGGCGCTGTTCATCACGGCCCGCCGGCTGCTGGCCGCCTGCCGCACCGCCGTCGCCGGCGGCGCAGCTCGACGTGGAGCGGCTGGCGCGAGCGATTACGGGGCACTTAGACGAGGAGCACCACCGCATCGGTAATCTGCTCCTGCCGTCCTGTGTGGGCGAGATCGCCGGACGGTATGCCCGCCTGACGAGCCCGACAGCGGAGGAGGCGTGATGACTCCGCGTAGCCGCCTTCTCCGACTCTTGCTCCTGATCCAGTCCCACGCGGCCACGACCGGCAAGACTGCCGCCGACTACCTGGCGTTCGAGACCCCTGAGCGGGTACCCCTAGATCCGTTCTTGGGCCGCCGCATCTTGGCGTGGATCGAGGAGCGAGAGCAGCGCCGCCAAGCGCGCCTTGCACGCAAGGCCGACCGATGACCAAGGCGTCAGAGGTTAACGCCACGCCGAGGACGGGGGCGGGGCGGGCGCTCATGGAAGGTGCTCTGGATGGCCCTGGGGCGTGGACGCTGGACGATATTCGCCAGACCATCCTCGCCATCGAAGCCGAAGAGCGCCGGGCCACGGTGGAGCGGATACAAGCGTTTGCTGATAGATGGTGGAACAAGTCACAGGAGGGCCATACGGTCATCCGTGACGCCGGGATCATGCAGGAGATGGTCACAGAACTCCGCGCCATCCTCGACGCCGAGACTGAGCGATGAGTGGGGCCACCGCCACCAGTCTCAGTTCGTCTATCCGCGAACGGTTGAAGATGTACATGATTGTCTGCCCATGTTGTGGACAAGCCAGGAAGTCTTACCGCGCCGCTGCGGCCGAGCTGGGCGTCGGCCACGCCATGCTATTTCGCTTCATGGCAGGAGGCTCCCGTATTGAGCGACCAACTTGACCGATTAGAGATGACCGGCCCCTCCTTCCTCGAAGCGATGGTGTCGGGATGACCACGCCGCGGACGGCAGAGGGACAAGCGCTGATGGATGCGCCTGCCGTGCTCCTGATGATGGATGGCGAGGGGATTATTGGGATCAACGAAGGCGAGTTGGAACTTTGGATCCTCGCCATCGAAGCCGGGGCGGCGCAGCTCGACGTGGAGCGGCTGGCGGCGGCGCTACGGACGGTGGATGACGGGATCGGCATAGCCGACCATGCCGCATCAGATTACTACCAGCTCTTTGCCGAGAAGGTCACCGCCGCCTACGCCAAGGTGAAGCCGTGATCGTCACTGCCTGTCTTATCTGGTGGAACGAGCGCCCGGAGGACTTGGCGCGGTGCGTGCGTGGCATGGCGACCATCGCGGACCGCTTGGTGGCAGTGGACGGCGCCTACGCGCGGTATCCGGGTGCGACGAAGGGTTCACCGATTGATCAAGTGGAGGCCATCGCTGAAGCGGCTAACGAAGTCGGGATCGAGGTTGTGGGCGTGTTCCCGGACCGCCTGTGGGCCGGACAGGTTGAGAAGCGTTCTTACGCACTACAGAAAGCGGCAGAAGATTCAGATTGGATCGCCGTGGTGGATGCTGACTGGATCATCTCAGGGAACCGTAAGAAGGCTCGTGCTGAGCTCGCCGGCTACGGCGCGGACATCGATGTCGTTAGCGTGCCATTCTACACGCCGCCGGGCAACGGTCAGGTGGCGTCGGGCTGGCATAACCGGGTCCAAGATTCTCAGGTGTGGCTTCCCCATATCTTCCGGGCGTTGCCGGAAATCACCGTCGAGCGGTACCACTGGTACATCGGTGCCCGCAAGGGAAAGCATCTAATCTGGTTGTGGGGGCCGCCCGGCGAGGGCCGCGCCGTCCTACCGCCGCACCAGCTCGAAGCGCCCTATCTCATCGAGCACATGACCCTGCATCGCACCGAGGAACAGGTGCTCGCCAGCCGGGCCTTCCTCAATGATCGGGTCATGGTGGTGGGCATGACCGATCAAGAGGATGATCTGCCGGAACTCCCCCGTCCGGTGTTCGACTACGAGACGATCCCGCTGACCGACTTGGCGGCGGAACGCAAGGCGCGGCGGCGGGCACGGCAGATGCGACGGAGACGCGGACGATGAAGGACCTTGGTGGTCCGAAGCCATCTGCTTTCGTGCTTAGAATGGAGTGGAACGTGTCACGCAACGAGTCACGCGTTATCAGGACGGGCGCTTCTGCTCCCGTTCGTAGCGCGCCACCTCTCGCTCTGAGACGACCCACAACGGGCCGATCTTTCTCCCGCGGAGCTTCCCGTTGCGGATCTGCCAGCGAAGGGTCGAAGCCGCCAACCCGAGACGGGCGGCGGCTTCTGTCAGGGTTAGGGTCACAACTGCACGCCCCACTCCTCCAGCGCGTGCTCGGCGCAGTAGGCCGAGCCGGACTGGTACGCATGGGACTCCCCGAGGTATTCCAGGTATCGGTCACCCGGACGGATGGGAGTCTCGCAGTAGGATCTGGGCGTCCGGCCCGTCCGATCAACCGGGGCGTCAGTGATAAGCGTGAAGTGTTCGCAACGATGCGGCTTGCGCGCCGTCCGGAGAACGAGCCCGGTTTGCCTCTGTTCCTCAGTGAGGACTGTCATGCTGACATTATACACGACGCCGTGTAGGTTGTCAAGCCCATGAACAACCGCGCGTCATCCTCCACCGCGGTCCCTCAACGCGAAGGCACCAACATGTGTGGATAGATCTCCCGGCCGGTATCGCTGCGGTGATGCCACGAGGGTGCGTCGTCTGTCATCTCTCTCTGTCTGACTATC